CGATTTCCGTTTCTTCCATTGGCATACTCCCTTCTCAGCCGTTCCACCGGCTGTACTTCCCGTTGTCCTCGTGAATCCCCCATCCGTACAGCCCCAGACCGCCCCGCCCGGGGATTTTCTCGGCCTGCACCTCCTGGGCTATGGCATACAGTTTCTCCGGGGAGATAGCCCCTGAGAGGTCTACGGCCTGTCCCGTGGTGTGCAGGGAGTTGGATACCCCGCCCACCTCGGCGTTGTGCCGCTTGCACCGAACACCGGAATTCACATTCAGGGGAACCCCTGCCCGACGGCGTATCTCATCCGCCATGCGGACGGTTTCCTCTGCGGGCTCTGCGGGGAAGCCGTTGCAGTATTTCCCGCCGCACTGGCACCGGAATTCCTCACGGGTGAAATACCGGATATCATCCCAGAACGTCCCGGTCTTTGGCGCGGTGCTGTCCTCCGACTTTTCCACCTTTACCGCCGTCCCGGCGATAGCACCGATGAGCATTTTCTGGGTAGCCGCCCCTGGTATCCCGTCCACGGTAAGTCCGTAGTCTGCCTGAAACGCCCGGATTGCCCCTTGGGTATTCCTGCCCTCAATGCCGTCAATCGTGCCGGGAGAATAGCCCAGATAGGTGAGCAAGCACTGAATTTGTGTAATCGTCATTCTGCATCCTCCTTGCTATCATAAATCTGCGCCATCTGTTCCAGAAATTCGGTAAGCTCCTGATTCTGTGCTTCCAGCTCTGCAATGCGGTCTTCCGGCGTTGGTTCCGGTTCCGGTGCCTCGGCTATTGCCCGTTCCAGCTCCGCGATTTCCTCCGGGGACATTGGGCGAATCACTCCATTTTCACACATGTTCATGGCTGTCCTCCTTACGCCCGCACGCCGTAAAGAACGAATTTACAGCCGGGATAAATCAGCATATTGGTTCCGCCGATGGAGGTAATGGGCTTCGCCCAGAGCGAATCCGTGAAATACTTCACGTAGGTGCTAGTGGAACTGCCATACATGCCCATGTTCTCACCCCATCCGACGCCGGTTGAACGCAATGCGCTTTCTATCACCTGTACTCCGGAAACATCCACCTCATAGACGGCTCCCACCAGACGGTCAGTTCCGACCTTAGGCCAAA